GTCATTAAATGCCATAAAATGGGGGTACCAGGTTTAATTCTACTACCACCTGCTACCCCCACCACGTCATATGTTTGTAACCCCGTAAGTGTACGATCGATAAAATTAACCGAATCAATAGTTACATCGTCATGAGCAAAAATAATAGCATCATACCCATCACTTGATTCAAGAAACTCATTATATACTTCACATAAGCCTTTTTTATTGTTAGTCTTTACTTCAAGAGTTGCATTAAAATTAGCATGACCTAAACCATGCTGCAGCATACTTTGGTAAAGATGAGTTTCCTTTTCATCTTTTTTAGATGTTGCTGATGCTATTAAAACTTTACTACCCATCACTTTTTTCTTTTGAAGGACTACTGAAATGTTTTTCGACTACTGCGATCATATCTTCAACATCTTTCAATTCTTTAAATTTATTTTTTATTTCCGTTACAATATTAGGGTGCTCACCAATACCAACGGGTTGGTTAAGATAGACTTGAATTTCAGCTAAAACTTGTAATCGTTTACCGATATACTCTTGTCTAATACCCGTAACAATATTTGAACCAACTACATTTTTTTCTTCCGACATAAAAATATTTTATCTATCAACTAAGCTTTTCCAGTCATATAAAGGTGATTGATAATTTGATAAAACGGTTGTTGACCAGCCAGGTAATGATGAGTATAAATGTTTACCTTTATCTTTAAGAGATAAAAATCTTAAATGATCTAACGAGCCTTGATGACCCCTATTACTAAAATCATAATGTATATCAAAATCTTCTTTTAGAGTTTTAATGCTACAAGCGAACGTATCAGTAGTAGAAGGAACTTCTTTCCAAAAAATAGATTTCGTTAATCTTACATTGCTTTTATAATTTTTATAGTCATCTCCATATTTGTCAGGGTGATCATACAACGTAACATAATCAAATTCTTTTAAACCTTCTAATAAAATTTTATCCCAATTTTGTCTATGAAGATAATCATCTTCTACAAAATATACGTACTTTGATTTTAACAATTTAGCATATTCTATTGATCGTAAATAGCTTTTAGCACCTGTTCCTCCATTTATATTAATGATAGGTATATCAAAATCATTTACATAATGGTCTGTTTTTTGGACGCCGTCGAATAAAATTTTTACATCTAAATCTACTTCACCGGATTTAGTATCAATTAAGTTTTGAAGACACTTTTTTCTATCAAACCACTTGGGTCTATCTTTTCCTACACTTATATTGCTAAAATTGCAATGACGAGATAGTACTGTTATTAAGGGTATGGCCATATGTATTCCAAATCATCTTCCTCTTCCGGCCAAATATCTCTATACCACTCGGGTTGTTTCTGAATTAACATACTTCTATGTGATTTATGAATATCTTTTCTTCCTAACCATTCAGGATAAGAATGATTATTTTTTTCCACATAATGAGCAGCGATTTTATCGAAACAAGTATCCTTATATCCTCGTTCCTTCCAAGCAATACAAACATCCAAACCATATTCCACTAATGCATTTGAATGATCATGACTATCTTTAAGATACCACATCTTTCTACAAGGATGATTTTTCCATCCTTTGTATGGCCTATCCTCTTTGGAAGCCTTGATAGAGTTTAATAACTGCAAAACTTCTACACGTTGTTTGCCTAAACGTTTTTGATCTAAAACTTTAGCGCTTTTGTAAAAGTTCTTGTATGGTAAGAATGTTTGCATTACTTTATTATATCACTCTTCCGCAAATTCCCTCATGTCTAACATAGTAGGGTCTCTGTCGTCGTAATGTTTAATGTGAAGATGACCATGATTAACGTCAAAGTATTTTTTCCTATCACAATGTGATTTTTCATTGTAATCATAGTATGATTTTATACCAGTTAAATACATTGCAAACGCCAACTCATCTGCTATACCTGTAGTAAAGCCTGGGTGATTATAAGTTTCTTCACATAACATATCAAGCTTTTCTAAAAACAGTTTAAACTCAAATTTATCGTTAAATTTAAACATTGCAACAGGATCGTCACCAACCGGTATAACTTTTGCATCTTCTAAATTACCGATATATTTTTCGTAAAAGTAAATCGCTTTATTATCATTATGTTCTACTTTTTTGTCTAAAGTAGCACCACCCATATCCCAGTATAACCCGTGTACAAAATGATTTGAAACGGTTTCTTCATTAACTTCATCAGTAAACGTGATATCAGTTTGTAAGTGTAAAACTTTAAGATACCCTAACTCAAAAGCTTCTTTGATACCAAATCTAGTAGCTTGTAAAATTTCACAGAAACCACCTTCATGATCGTAACTTTTTACAAAATTTGTATTGGTATATTTTTTTATATCTACAATTTTTAAATTAGGATGATCATCAACCCTACTGGGGTTGGTAGTAACGCAAATAAATTGCGTGTTAGGTAAAGCTTCACGCAATTTTGCAAATCTTCTGTTATATTCATCGATATATTCATCGTGAATAGCAGTTGTTTCAATACAAAAATCCGTCATTACCTACCTTGTCCGCGATATTGTTTTACATAATTTTTGCTATTTTTATTTTTACTTTGTTTCTTCGAATGTTGCCATTTACGGTTAACAAGTTTACCAAATGTTACTTTTCTTTTATCTTTAATCTTAGCCATAAATTATCCCCAATTAATGTCGTCGTAATTTTCTGAATAAGCAGAAATATTATGTCTTGCTTTATCACCTTTACCCGCGTTTCTGTTCTCTGACTTATTATTCGAAGATGAAACTTTCGATTTTGCAGCCGGAACTGACGTTTTATTTACTTTTGAATATGGTATTTTATCACTCATAAAAGTGGTACACCTGGCACGACTCGAACGTGCGACCCACTGCTTAGAAGGCAGTTGTTCTATCCAACTGAACTACAGGTGCGTTAAATCTTTTCAATTATTATATCGGTCTGCCGAAGAAGATCAATACCTTCTTGCGTTCGATAATCTTCGTTATAAACTAGTCGAATTATTCCTGATTGAATTATTAACTTAGCACAATCAAAACAGGGAGAGCAAGTGAGATACATGGTAGAACCAATGCTGCTGTTGGTAGAACGAGCTATTTTCATTAAAGCATTACTTTCCGCATGCAAAACTTCAGGTTTTGTTTTGTTATCTACTTCACAGCTGTTATTAAATCCAGAAGGTGTACCATTAAATCCATTAGAAATAACTTGACCATCTTTAACTATTACACAACCAACTTTACGACGTTCAGCTTTACTTAATTTAGAAAAACTATACGCCATTTCAATAAAAATTTTATCTAAATCAGTTTGTTGAGCCATTGAATTTTAAAATAGGAATTATTTCGTAATGATGGTGAGGTTTAAAATAATCGACATATTGTTTTGCATCTTCTATGTTGTTAAATGTTGCATCAATATGCTGATCTTTACAAGCATAATTTACTTCAATATTTTGACTTAAACTATAAATTAAAACTGCTAATGAGGTCATAAATCAGTAGGTGTTGCTAATATATTTTCTTTTGATCTATTATATATGTCATCCAATTCTTCTACCACATGATTTCTTCCCCATCTTGTTGTAATGACTGTTGCATCTTTTACTCTTTCAATAGATACTACTGTATCCAAATTGTAAAGTACTGTTTCTTTACTTTGATAGTCCGTTAGTTTTACTAAGTGTGCCATAAATTTAAATTGGAGCACGCCCAGGGTAACGCTCCCTGCATAGATGGTTTTGCAGACCACTCCGTTCGCTTGCTCGGTCGACGTGCATGGTGGGCCTTGTAGGATTTGAACCTACGGCCAATCGATTATGAGTCGATTGCTCTAACCGCTGAGCTAAAGGCCCTATAAATAGATATTAATTACGCCACTAATTAAATCAAGCATAAATAGTCTTACCTATTATACCTCTTATTCCTTAACTAGTATTAGGAATTTTATTGAGCAAGCTGGCTAGCTATCTAAGAATTTTGGGCTATAACTGCGTTAATATAATCAGCTTCAGCTGAAGGGGATCCATTTTCTGTTATATATGAAATGGCAAGATCTTTTGCATTTTGAAGATATGCTCTCTGTTGGTCAGTCAAAGTTTCATTAAATTGAGGCCATTCAAGATTATCTTCTATAACATTTTTCATATGAATAATGTTGTTTAATTTACCTGTAGGGGTTGTAATATCTACATTAATATCAGGTTTAAATCTTTCTTGAACATCAACCATAAATGTTATTAATTTTTGAGTTTGTTCAACCGTTAACATATTGTTACACGATTCTGCAGCTAATGATTCAGCAGACATGGTACTTGCAGCCGGATCTTCAGAATCACACTGCCATGGTATAAATTTTTCAATTAAAACTTTAGCATCACCTAAAAGTGCATTAACATGATTTAAAATTTCACCGGAGTTAGCTTCAATTACTAATGGGGCTATGTAATCTATTTCGTTTTGTAGTTTTGCTGTTTCTAATTTTACATCTTCAGTTTGATCTAAACTACCATTAGCTGCCATAGCTTGATTAGCAGCTGCTAATTTATCTATTAAAGCCTGTTGTTGCAATTTTACACTATTAGGTAATCCCATAACAATATTTATTCAATTTGTAAATTAATCCTTATAAAAAATTAGAGTTCATAGATATACTATGAACTCTAAAATTTATTTTATATTTTTTAAGATGATGCAATAAGCTTATTAACACTCCATCTATAAACAAAAAAGTTTGTAGTTAGAGCACCAATTAGAATAATAGGCATAGCAAAGATTTCTGGTAAACCAACAATCCCTGCAATTAATCCTGATACAAATCCAATACCAGCTGCTGCAAGCATGCCAACTAACTGATATAAGAACCACCATAATAATACTGTACTGTTTTTCATAAATTTATTCCGTTACAAATCTTTCTAGAAGAGGCGCACCTGGTCCTACTGCTCTTGGAGTATGCCAAACATATCCTAACTCAAATGTGTTAGCCATTTCAGGAGCTACGTCATCTACTATATCTCTGTAAGCCATATATTCTTCTGGGTTAGCAGCCATAATTTCATGACCAACTACAATGCCAAAACGTTTTTCGTTTTTTAAAACCCATCTAAAAATTAATTTTGTTAAACGTGGATTTTTTCTTGTTACTTCAAGTAAACAATTTAACTTTAAAAATCCTCCATGTGAATTAGGAATTGTTTCTATAAGGTTATAGAACGTTTGATGTTGATTAGAAGGGTTGGATTGTTTTACATGTATACTAACAAATCGAGGAATATCATTTACATCAAACCCCGCCCAAGTTTCTTCATCACTGGCTTTTAAAAAATGATGTTGATCGTCCCCTTCATTAGTTAAAGGGTGTAATCTATGCCCATTAATGAAAATAATAATGTCAGGGCTATGCGATAATTTGTCTAAATTATCTTGAATAGTACCACCCAACGCGTTACTAGCGGTTAATAATGCAATAATAAAAAATTTCTTCATATATTTTTTTATTTAATTATAACTACAATCTAAATTATACAACTGATTAAGTTTACTAATACATTCAAATTCTTCTTTACAAAATTTTCTTAAATTTTCTAATGATTTTTGAGTAAGAGGTGTAGATTTTGAAATAGTTTTATTTTGCGTACTAAAATTATTAGCACGTATTTTAAGTTTAGTATTAAAAAATTTAGCTAAATCTTCATTTAAAGTTTCTTGCTTAAAAACAAACTCTATATTTTTTGGATCAATTTTTTCTAAAAACTCTTTTAAGTAAAATGAAATATTATAACGAACATGATGTACATTTAGAAAATCTTCTTTTACTTTATCATCATCTAAATTTTGTGCAATGTTATTAATATTTTTATATTTGTTTAAAACTTCTATTTCAAAATTGTTTTTTGGATTTTCAGTCTTTTTTTCAATTAACACGCTATATCTATAACGAAAAGCTGAAACTAACCTTTCAACTGGATGTCTTATATTAATAAGGTATTTTAGATTATTATCTATAACAGGCTTTTTTTCATGGGCAATAAATCTATCACCGTTTAAAAAATTACTAATATTATGATCACGTAATGCTTTTCTAATAGAAAGACCGCCGCATTTTCCTATATGTATAAAATAAAGCTTATTATTCATAAAAAATGGAGCCAAAGATCGGACTCGAACCGATAACCTGATGATTACAAATCAACTGCTCTGCCAATTAAAGCTACTTTGGCTAAATGGTACCAGTGGTCGGACTTGAACCGACAAGCCCAAACGGGCGACAGATTTTAAGTCTGTTGTGTTTGCCAATTTCACCACACTGGCTAACTTAAAAGATATTGAGATAATATATACAATCCCAAAACAATCCATATATCATCTTTTGCTAATTCTTTAATTATATAAAATGTTTTATTCACAACCGCAATTTCCTCCACAGCATGTGTCATTGTCGTCATTATAAGAAACGTTCTGATTTACTCTACTTGCATAAGCAAGTATTTTACCTGAAATAAAATCAGCTAACGAATCTCTTAATGTGTCAGAATCAAAATTTACTTGATTGTATTTATCAGCAAATTCATCTAATGATTTTTTAATTACTTCTTTCATATTCCCTTTGTGTAAATAGTACCCTCATCGTTTTTGTTGCTTTTCTCATACAAATTTCTCTAACTCTAATAGTTTTTTCGCCTTTTTGAAAAGCATCAGCAAGCCTATGCTTACCATCGATAACATCAGTATAGTTACCTGCCAAATCTTTTACAACTAAAATAGGTTGTAAATTTTTTCTCGATTCTTTTATTAATTGCGGATCTAAATCAAACTTTCTAAATTTTTTGAGTTCCCACAATTTTACGTTGCGTATCTTTACTTTATTATTAGTTAAATATTCGAAAATATCATCAAGAGTTACAACGTATCTATGATCTTTATCGTACCAGTATGTCATTAGTGTTGAAATCATTCAGTCAAAAGTTCTTGTTTAGTCTTGTAAAAATACTCTGTTGTATCACCTAAGCTCCATTTGTCTCCCGTTTCGACAGAGTAATCTTTAGTACAGACATTAAAATCGGGTTTTTCTGTCTTCTCAGGTATGAGAGATTGTTCATACCATCTTATTCTATTATTAGGTTGTGCAGCAAATTGACCGTTGTTAAGTTTAATAATATTAAAACTTTTATGTTCTTGTTGTAATTCACTGTAACCCGTGTTAAGAATGTTAGGTTCAGGATGACACGAGTCAATAGTAAAATAATAATTACCTTTATAAAAATTTTTATCTTTTGATTGGTATTCACAAGGCAATCCAACTAAAGAATCTTTTTGTATAACACTAATATAATATGAAAAGCAATCCCATAACTCTAACATTTCAAGAGATAATTGTTTTTCTTTATCAAAATCTTCTTTCCAAACAAAAGCAGATATAGGTAATTTGTCATAAAGTGCTCCATATTCTAGTAGAAGAGTTTCAAATAAAAGAGCTCGCCCTGGTTTTGATTTTACTGTAACCCAAGTACCTTCTACTAATTCCCCTTTACCTTTATCATCTTTTAAATCATAAAGATATTCTTTTTTTACCCAAACTGGGGTTACCGGTAAGTTAGCTACTAAAAAAGACATTAATCGTATTTATACCGTCTATTCCAAACTTCACTTATTGATCTAATAGCTGTAGGTTTATGATCTTGTTCAATTTGAGGACCTTGAGCTCCACATTTTTGACACATAATACTCCAAAATCTATCACTACCAAGCATTTTCCAATCTATTAATTTTTTACTTCCACAAAAAGGGCATGGTTTTTTATCGTATTGTTTTGCCATACTTTATTATGCAATGTATCTTAACAATTCAATTTTTTAACTGTTTTATCCCCTCTTGTAAATTTTGCTATAGTACCGTTTTTATTAATAATATCTCTAGAAGAATAATTTGCATAATAAAGAGATTCACTTAAATCGTTTGTTTTTACATAATAAAATGTCAAGTAAGCTAAAAATACATCCCCAGCTGCACAAATTTCAAAATTGTATACTTTATTAGGTTGGTGTATTTTTTGAGAGTAAATAAATCCCTTCTCAGCAGTTGTAATAATCAGTTTATCTTTCCATTCATAAGGTTCAATTTTTGTTTCTATTAAATCAAATTCGTCTTTATTAATTTTAATAATTTTTGCTTTTTTACAAAAATGAGATAATACTTTTGTGGTTTCTAAAAAAACGTTTTTATTTTGTTTACATATTTTTTCTATATGATTTTCAGTTAAAAAACCAAAACCATTGTCAGAAATAATAACAGCATCATAATTTTTAACGTTTGGTAATGTCTTACATTCATCTAAACTCTCTAAATTATCTTTTCTTTCTAGAGTTTCAAATGTTGTATCGTTTATAATTCTTTGTTTTTCGAAATATTCTGAATTATGGTGAAAATCTGGTTGGATTCCTAAAGTCTTAAGAGCATTACATACATTACCACCCATACCTTGATCAATAATTTCTCTTGTAATATTATTATTTTTATCAACGTATGTAAACTTATCTGTGCATTTTTCGCCTATAACTAAAATTTTCATTAGACACAAAAAAACCATGCAAGCTCACCTACAAAACCGTAAGTACCACCACATACAATACGGTCACCCAATCACTTGCATGGCTAAATTTATTTATCTAATCCGTAATTTTTACAATACTTTAAATTACTTATTTTTTTCTTTTTGTAAGCTAAATCTTCCCAAGTATATTCATACTTTCCAATATGTCCTAATTTTATAGTACTGTCTATAAAAATTTCGAACCCGCACTTTTGTGCATATTTGCAAAAAGAAAAATCTTCACCCAAATAATATGTTTGTCCTTCTTCTTCCCATACGTTAGGTTTAAACCATGAATAAGAAGGACAATCAAAACTAGTATTACATAAAGGTAATTTAAGCTTATCCACCATTTCAAGATAAACTTCTTTTTTCGTTTTTAAAAATCCCGTAGCAACGCAATTTACTTTATAAACTTTCCCTTGTTCGCCGAAATTTATTTCTTGATCGTTAGTTAAGGGGTCAAACGTCATTTCTGGGTGACCTTTAAATGGGTAAACACCCGCAATTATTTCTTTTTCTGAATTTATTAATTTATATATATCATCAATTTCAAAATTAACGTCACCGTCTATCCAAAATAAATTATCGAAATCCCTTCTGTAAACGGCATCATAAGCCATTTTACATCTACATTGATCAATTGCTGAATAGCCCGGTGTTCGCCAAACTTCTAAACCTTCGCTTTCAAGCTTTCTTAATTTTTCATCTACCTTCCACTCGATACCCCCGTTACATGGTACTAATATTACTGTCTTCATAATTTTGGGTATATAATTTGTAAAATTGTTGTTCGTTACATGGGTGTTCGTAAAAAAGCTGTTTGTTAATATTAATTTTTATTTCAGCTTCTTCTAAAATTTTTGCAATTATTAAATCGTCTAGACCTGATTTTACTTTTTTTAATTTACCCCGATAACTCATTATTTCTTGTAATGATTTTTTAGATAAAATAAAACATTCTCCTGAGCAAAAATATCTAGGTAAATCGTGATTATATGGTTCTCTTATTTTATAAGTTTTCGCATTTACTGCTTTATATCTTATTAAAGTTTCATTTTCTTCGTTTATTTCAACTTTGTTTCCAATATAATCTCCGGTAAGTTTAATATTTGATAATATATCACTATTAAGCAAAAACGTATCATCATCCAGTTTTAAAATGTAATCGTATTTTTTAAGTACCTTTTTGTATTTTTTAAAAAATAAAAATAATTTTTTATGATTATTAATAATTTGATCAGGTACGGGTAAATAAACATCTGTGAAATGAACACCATTTTTATCGCATGAAATAGAAGTATCGTTACTACCACCGTAAATAAAAAATACATCTACATTTTCAGGTAATTCTTTTATATATGTATCTAATGCAGCTAATTTATAGCCTATATTATTTTCAAACGTTGGTATTATTAAAGCAAACTGAGTCGTCATTATAAATTCTTTCTTTTAGAAGTTCAAATAAACTACCTTCATAACTATCACTGATATTAGAAAAATTGCTAAAAGGAATTTTAGCAAAATCAAAAATACAATTTAGATATGTAAACAATTCTATTTCTGTAAAAATGTATTCATATTTTTCTATGAATAAATCTAAAGCTTTATTATATTCTACTAAAAAATTATCAAATTTTTCCTTATGCATTCCTATTAAACCACCTGTCATAGAAAAATAACCAACATTATCAAATAAAGTGTTTAAAAAATATCTTGGTTCTTGATTTATTGATTGTAAAGTAATAATAAAGCTTTTAAATTTTTCATTTATTTCAAATAACCGGTTTATAAGTTTGGGTTGGAAAACATCGGTTTTATTATTCGGGTAGTAATTATTATTATCTTGTAATGTAAAATCGTGACTAGTACCTCCATGACTAACAGGTATATATGATTCGTTTGATAAAGCAGCATCTACCCAAACTATATTGGATGCATTATATTCTTTAAATAATTTTTCCATCATATAAACTCTTGATATAGCAAGAGGTGGGCTCCAACAGTATAATTTATCAGGGTTTCTTAAAACTAAATTTTTACACCTTTCCCATAATTTATTATATTGAGGTACTAACGTTTCTACATTAAAAGGTATAAATTCTATATTCGTTGTATCTAAATATTTTTCGTAAACATCCGGTATTAATAAATTTTCACCCCTAAAAGATACTTCTTTATCATTACAAAAAATAAAAATTTTTGAATCGGTATTAATTAAACTTTTTACTCCACTTATATAATGTTCGACTTCCATTTCCCTAGATAAACTTTTATGTTCACCTATACAAAATGGATCTACTTTATATACTGCAGTAAGAATACAATTCACATCTTAATTTAAGAAATATCCAACTATATCAATGGAAAAGCGGCCACCGAAGTGACCGCTTACTAGCTCGAATTAAATTACTTAACTTCGATAATTTTTACATCTTTTTCCTTCTGCTTTTTAGAAGGTACTGTTACTTTAAGCACTCCATTTTCTAGAGATGCTTCAAGCTTATTTACATCAAATTTATATTGATCAAAACCAAAAGAACGATTATAACTTTCTTCTTTTGAGCCTCCACTAGAGGTAATAGTTCTTGATGCATTAATGTAAACTTGATCTTCTTCAACCGTCATTTTAAGGTTTTCTTTAGTTACACCAGGTAGATCAATTTCACATGTGAATTGTTTATTTGTAGTATTAAATCTAACCTTGTCGTCAGAAAAGGAGGATTTACCTAACGAAAAAAATGGATCGTTAAAAAAAGTATCTAACAGATCTGAGCCGTACCGTCCCGCTCTCGGACTTCCTAAAACACTTAATAATTTACTCATACAATTATTTAAGCGTCTATCCCCTTAATATCAATAAAAAATATCCCACCATTCCCACCCCTCTTTTATAGCATGTTTATACTCCTTCAAAATTATTAAACATGAACAAGAGAAAATTCTTTAGCCTCATCCGGTATCTTTATTGAACGTTCTAATAAAACTCTCCATGCGTTTTTACCTTTTGTTGTATTTAATGAATCGTGCATACTTTCTCCTAACATGGGAGTATATACATAACCATAACCTTTATTATTAGTACCGAGATAATTATAACCTAAACTATTATAGAATGGTAAAGCATCTTTATCACACCACATCCTAATATGATGACAATTATTTTTATAACCATCTTTCCATGCTTTTTCTAAAAGTTGTTTAGCTACTCCTTTACGTCTATAACGTTTACATGTAAACAATCTTTTAATATGCAAGTCGTGATTTTCAAAAGTGTAAGCAATACCACCGACTATATTTTTACCGGGTAATGAAATAATATTACCTAACTCAAATCCCAGCTTTATAGGAAACTTGTCCCAATAATTATTTTCGTCCCAATAAGGCACTATATCATTGTGAGTGTAATCGTAAGCCCATTCATCATAATATTGCAAAAAATTGCAATGTTTAAGAAAGTAGTCTCTACCGGCTGAGTATGTAACAAAGTTCATTTATAAATTATATGATGATATTAAAAATCATCCACCAAAGCACCACTGGATTGATATTCAATCACACGAGTCTCAAAAAAGTTTTTAGCTTTTAACAAGTCTTGTACTTCAGATAAAAAGTCAAAAGGATTACGATCTGAATCGAATCTAAATTCAATACCAACCCCTTCAAGTCGTCTGTTACCAATATATTGCATATATTCAACAAACATGTCAGCATTCAATCCTAAAATACCATTAGGTAAAACATCTTTAGCATATGCAATTTCTAACTCAACAGCTTGCTTAAGAATTTCAGTTAGCTCGTTAGTAAATTCTTCTGTCCAAACTTCTGGGTGTTGTTCTTTAATTTTATTAATAAGAGTAGAACCAAATTTGATATGATTACTTTCATCTCGTAAAGTATATTCAATCTGCTCACCAATACCAGGTAACTTATCTTTCATTGAAAGTAACATTGCAAATCCAGAAAAGAAAAATGTACCTTCACAAACAACCCAATATAGAAAGGCAGCTTTTAGTAATTCTTGTTTACCTTCAAATGTATCAACGTCAATATCTTTTGAAATACCACGAGTTACATTCATTAAAAATTCATCCTTCGCTTTGATAGAAGGAATATTGCTGTACGCTTCATATACATCAGCAATATCTAAAGAAAGAGAATCGCAAATATGAACAATAGTGTCGTTATGTAAACATTCTTCCCAAATTTGGCGAGACATGTACTGTCTACATTCCGGGTCGGTAATATATTTGTAAAGAGTTACTAGATTATTACCTACCAAACTTTCACTACCTGCAAAGAAACCAAGAGTACGTTTGGCAACATGTTTTTCTTCTTCTGTGAGTAAATCACTATTCCAATTTTGTATATCTCTTGTCATTGGAATCTCTTCTGGGTCCCAATTATTACGTTTACCTGTCTTATAAAGATCCCATGCCCATTTGTTTACGTGAGGTAGAATTTGATTTACACCAGCAGAATCGCTTGAAAGTATTTGACCCGTTTTTGCCATATAAAATAATTATATGCTGACTGCTAAAAATTACAAGAATAGTTTTTTTGAGATATTTTTAAATACATTTCTTCCGGTGTCTGACAATTGATTTTCTATAGATAAAAATGTATCGTGAATTTTTTTCTTTTTAATAGATTTAATAAATACAGGGTCTAGCCCCATATGTTCTTTTACAACATACAGGACTAAACTTAATTCATCTTCATTTAATTGACTAAGATCATCTGTAAACAATCTTACTGACATGATTCACAATCTGGATTATTAATATTACAAGCAACTACTGTACCTTCCTGAGCAGGTGTTGTTTCTTCTTTCTTTACCGTCTTTACTGTGCTTTTTTCAATTTGGCTTGCTCCTTTATTTCTCAGATAATAAGTGGTTTTTAATCCTACTTCCCATGCATGCATATACATATCATTCAACGATTTTAACGATGTTTGATCATTATATAAATTCAAGCTTTGACCTTGATCAATCCACACTTGTCTTGCAGCTGCAGCAGAGATTAACTTAAGTTGATCTTGTTGAAATGCCGTTTTGTATTTGTCTTTTAATCTATTCTTATCGTCTCTACTTACCCCTTTAGGAAACTCATAGAGCGTTAAATCTCCGTTACATGCTTTAAGGTTTTCTAATGCGTCTATCGTCCATGCTCCTATAGATTTCATATCTTTAACAAACGCATCATTTATCATGGTAAAATCACCAGATAAAGTACTGTAAACAAAGATATTATTGTAATAAGGTTCAATACTCTGCGCACAGCCAACAATACTACTAATAGTAGCGGTAGGAGCTATTGCCATTGTATTGGAATTACGCATTCCATGTCGTTTAATATGGTTTCTAACTGGTTCCCAGTTAAGAGTTGTAGTTACATCGAACTCTCTACCACGATATTCACACAGTTTTTCGTAAGTATCTACTGGTAACAAACCTTTATCCCACAAAGAACCTTTGTACGTTGAATAACTACCACGTTCTTTTGCAAGTTTTGTACTAGTATTAATCGCATGATATGAAATATATTCATAAATTTTACCAGATAAGTTAATTGCGTCGTCAGAATCCATGTTGATATCAAGATGATAAAACATATCATGCCAACCCATCGAACCTAAACCAATAGGTCTATGTTTAGTGTTAGAATTTCTAGCTTCTTCTGTTGGGTAAAAGTTAATATCAATAACATTGTCCAACATTCTAACTGCAATTTCAACTGTACTTTTTAATTTATCATAATTAACATCATCATTATTAAGATGTTCACGCAGATTAATACTACCTAAGTTACATACTGCGGTCTCACCATATTCTTTAACCTTTCTAGTACCGTCTTCCTTATAAGTACTAGCCTTAGTATGTAGTAGAATTTCTGTGCAAAGATTTGAACTGTGCACAACACCTTCATGCTGATTACTGTAACGTAGATTTGAAGGATCTTTGAATGTAATCCACGGGTGACCCGTTTCGAAGATCATTCGGAGCATCTTCTTCCAAAGCTCCTTCGCATCTACTTTCTTGAACGTCTTTAACTCCCCAGCTTTACCCCGTTTAACACATTCTGCATATTCATTTTCAAACTCTTCACCCCAGCTTTCATGAAGAGTTGGACATTCATATGGACTGAACAAATACCAATCACCACTCTTCTTAACTTGCTTAATAAACAAGTCTGGAATCCAATTAGCCGTATTCATGTCATGAGTACGTTTACGTTCATCACCTGTGTTTTTCTTTAGTTCAAGAAACTCATTAATTTCACCATGCCACGATTCAAGATAACCACAACCAGCTCCTTTACGTTTACCACCTTGGTTAACTGCAACAAGCATGTCATTATAAATTTTCCAAAAGTAAACTGCACCCTGAGATAATCCGTTGGTACCTTTAATAAGATTACCAGCCGGTCTAAATGGGGTTAAGTCCATACCTAAACCGCCTGCAAATTTACTCTTTAGCGCTTCTTGATGTAGCCCATCGAAGATACCATCTATACTATCTTCAAAAGTTGATAAAAAGCAAGATGAGAGTTGATTGTGAACACAACCAGAGTTAAACAAAGTAGGCGTTGATGACATGAATGTAAACGTCGAAAGGACGTCGTAGAACTTTTTCGCCCACTCGGTTTTATTTTCCTCTTTTATTGCAAGACCCATTGCAACTCTCATCCAAAATGCTTGAGGTGTTTCTAACCTCTTTTGATCAATATGCAAAAGATACCGATCATAAATTGTTTGTAAGCCGAGATATTCAAATTTATCGTCTCTTTCAAGTTTTAAGTAATTTGAAAGCTCGGTTAAATTAAATTTCTTTAGTTCTTTTGAGGCAATACCCTCTTTAACAAGACGCTTAAGATTAGTAATAAAACTTTTTCTATATTGTAACTCATATGCGTCTTTGTCTGCACTTTCATTAAACACTTCTTTGACAATAGTTTTATGCAAAAGTCTTGCTGCTACTTTTTTGTATTCAGGTTCTTGTTCAATTAAAGCTCTTGCTGACTTAATAAGCGATTTATCAATATCAGAAGTTTTTACCCCGTCAAAAAGTTTAATTCGAGCATTGTAGATAATTTGATCTACATCTACCGATTCAATATTTTCGCAAGCTCTAACGACGCAAGTTTTAATTTTCTCTTCGTCAAAAGCTGCTTTCCTGCCGTTTCTTTTAATTACATTCATCGTGTTCTACAAATTATAAAAGGTTTAACGCTAGCCATTCGCTGATACCATGGTATAGACTCATCTAAATAAAACAAGTGCGGGTCTAAAATACCATCGTGCAAGTCATTTATATCATCAAATGGATATATACCAATACTATAATAAAGATAATTTTGTGATGTTTCAATATTAAATTCAGAAAACAATCTTCTATAATTATCCAAATTTAAAAAATTATCTATGTTTAAGGATGCTGGAATAAGCGATTTACATAGTTTATCAAATAGCTTATTACCTTTTAGCTTTACACCGTAATAATATGATGTGTCTTTTTCACCGGTTGGCGAACTAATGGTATGCTTAAATCTTATAGGGTTTAAATTAGAACAAATTTTGAGTCTATTTTCATCGTATTTGTTTTTTATTTTAAACCCGTAAAAAAGAAATGAATTAGTGTCTAAAAAAGAGGACTTATCCTTGTATAAATCCTCAGTAACTAATGTTTCGCATAAATCTATTGATATTGGCATTCTTAAATTATATAAAAACTCTAAGAAATATCAAGATGCTGCAAACGTTTTTGTAACTATTAAATTAGGTAATTTAAATACCTTGCCCGTTTTACCTGAAGGTGTCTCAACAATACAACTTACTAAATCTCCTGTGACTACTGGACCTTGAACTATTTTTCCACCTACCTGGCGTACTGTTTTTATTGCTCCGGTGTTTACATCAATAGTTTTTAATGTGTATTGATTGTGTACCGCAACAGTAAGTCCTAAGTCCATATCATTATTTAGTAGTTTTAGCTTTTGTACTTTTTGTAGATGAAATAATATTATCTAATTTTGTGTTAAATTCTAATCTAACTGTTTCTAATTTTTCATCAAATTTAGATAGTAGTTCAACTTGCTGTTTAAGTTGAGTAATTTCAAAATCTTTAATATCAATTTGATTGTAAAGATCATTAATCTTAGCGATTTCTTCGTTGTTTAATGACATACTAAGATTTATACGCCAGCATTAGCATATCCATGGGTAGGCATGCTACTTTTCTTATTACTCTGCTCAGTGTTATTTTTTTCGTATTCTTTCGAAAGAGTTTTTAGTAATAATTTTGTTTCGTTAGGGGATAAATTTAAGTACTCGGAAGGGGATATGTTTATTTTTCTAGAACATATGTATTGTTCGTAATGTAAATTATCTAAACTATTATTATACAAAAGTTTTAACATATACATTATGGAATCTATCGAATAATCAAAAAATATAGTTTTTGTTTCTCCGTTGCTTCTAAAATCAAAAAGTTTTACAGGTATAATTTTATTATTTTTTAAATTGTTACCTAATTTAATAACAATTTTAGTAGGTAAATTTTCAATTATTTCTTCCTTTTCATATGAAGGTAAATCTCCGAGCGAAACTTTTAAACCATTATATTCTACTTCATTTATAAAATCAAATATAGTGTCATTTTCAGTAATATGGGTAGGTACATTATAATAAATTTTATAATTTTTATAGCTTACAAATTTTTGATCCGAAATAAAATTTTTTAAAATTTTATCAGCTATAGGTTTTAAGTCTACTGCGGTTTTAATTTTATCTTTAGATAGTACTTCTAAAAATGAACCTATACAATTAATTCTAGCATTTAATAAAATTAAAAATTTATCTATGTAATTAATTTTTACATTTTTATTAGAAATAAGAAAAAGAGATAAGTTATCAAAATAATCGCAAATTAAATTATTATCATTTAACAGTATATATTTTTGTATATCAAGTAAATTTTTGTTTATTAATTCTTTACAGTAAACTATATTATTATTAGATATGTTTACCGGAAATTTGAAACTTAAATCCACAAATAAATTTAACCTAAGTCGGTAAATCCTCCACGCTGTAATGGGGATATTCTATTAAAGATACCATTACCTGAAGATAATTTATTAAGAATGTCGGGTAACGGTAAGTATAAATTATCATTTAAAGTGTAATTAGAAAACGTCCATTCTGTATCAAACATTTCCCATTGTTCTTGATCATAAGTTAAATTTCTAGATGCAACATCAATAGGCATACAATTATAAAAAGACCATACTTTTCTAGGTATTTGCGATAAACCTTGATATGATCTGGTGTATTGTAAAACCGTAATAGTTGTACCTACATTTCTTTCATCACCTGCCGGTCTTGCTACAAAACCAAAATGACTTGCTAGCATTGACCAAGGTCTGATACAAAAATCTACAAAAGATGTATTTGTTTCTCTAAATTCAATAGTTAAATTTGAAAACGGGTTTCTACCTGTTTGAATTTGACCTGGTAAAAATCCTCTCTGTTTATCGCCAAACATTTTAGGTTTATCAACAGATAAATTTTGCATTGATGGTATATTAACACCTTGAGCAAACATACAACCTACAATTTTATTAAGAGTATATTTTTTACAAATTCTTACTGCTTGGTCAATATCAAAATTATTATAATTACCTTGTGTTCTTTCAAGTTGATGTAATATAGCAGTTTGAAGTAAAGCAGGATAGCCTTGAATTAAAACCATCCATTGCGTACGCATAGGAATAGACGTAGACCATCTTTCCAATCTTTGTAAGAATAAATCTCTTGCACTTATTAATGGCGAACCCGGTACTGTAAATCCAAAAACAGATGTGAATTGAGGTTGTGATAAAGGATTTTGACCGGTCAACAAACCGCTAGCATTTTCCCCAACACCTCGTATAAAATCTGTTAAAGGGTTATTCATTTATATTATTTAGGGTTATTATATAGGGTAAGTACACCATTAAAAAAGTCTTTTCTGTATTTGAATATCTTACATAGTGATATCCAACAGTATTGTGCTTGCTCGCTTGCTTCCCAGTAGCTAGTTTTTAACATACCCAATTCTTCAATTGCGTGAGAATATAGTAATTTACCATAACCTTTACCTCTATATTTTAATTCTATAACAGAAGAACTGACGAAAAGAAAATCATCTCTCTCTTCGTCAGTCCCTACAGTAATTTCTCCTATTCGTAATTTATTTACTTTTTTTTGAAGAAACATTTTATAAGTGACTGACCCTTTTCCCTTTTCAGTCTTAAATAAAATTTTCTCCATAAATTACATATTATCGTCGTCTAAAATAATGGTATGCCATGGTGGCAGAAAAATTAACAAATTGACCCGTGCCAGCTGACATGTTATACTCAATAGGTCCTACACTTCTTACTGATGCACCCACCAATTGATATTGAGCAACCGCATCTAACTGAGTATCTAATTGCAATAATTCAATAATCGCTGATTGTCTTGGTGCAAAATAATTACCTGTACTAGTAGCATCATCAAATATATCACGTGACATATCTTCAAATTTTTGACGTATTTGAGAATTTTGATCGCAATAAAAATTAATGGTGTAACCTTCACTTCCAGGGTAAGTTGCATTTCCGGGAATATTAAAATTTAACCCCATATATGGGACGGCGACATTAGTAATAGCTCTTTCAGGTAAAGAAGCGGTTGTAGCATAAACAAGATCATCTTCGTCGAAGGTTACTGCACTTGCACCTCCAGAGTCAATACTTAAAACTCTAAATTGAAAGTCTCTTGCAAAATCACGTTCAACTGCTACTCTGTAAAAATCAGATATGGTTTGACGTACGTCTGGCATATCATTATTTATGCTTTTGTGGTGGTTTCACGTCAATATATAAAAGAGGTCTAGTTAATCTACTTAAAGGGCAACCTTTATCATTTTTTGCTCTGTTTAAAATCTCACTAAAAATTTTAAAAAGTAACATATTATTGTTATATAAAACAGTTTGTATTTTTGAAATTAAATTTTTATATGTATCTCCGTGATGAGGGCTATATGTAATCATACCATCCCATAATTCATATTGATTATATACTAACATTTTGTAGTCAGTAGGAGTTAACCCTTTATTAAAATATGTATCAGTTCCCCACAATTTAAGCATATTAACAAATGTTGATATTAATATTGATTCCGCTTTATCTTTAAATTTATCCGATTGTGTATACGTATCGACTATTGATATTAACCATCTAGTATCAAAAGTTTTTAAAATTTCATTTAAGTTATTTTCTACATTGTTATTAAAATTAGTGAAACTAAAACTTTCCTTACGCCTATTTTGAATAATCTGTTTTTTTATTTTTAAAAAGAGCTCAGTCTCTTTCATATTTTATTTTATTAGGTATTTGTAATTAAACAATCACAAAAAAAGCCGGACCTTTCGGCCCGGCTCTACGACTTGCATAGCTTGTGCGACTTATCCTACTATCTCCGAGAAATCCTGGCCTGTTCTCGTAGCGTAGAAGTTCACCAAAATAAACTCAGCTGCTCTAACTGGTTTCAAGTATATATCTACTACCAATTCATTCGCATCGATGACGTCTGGCGTATTATTACGTTCGTCGCAAACAATCAGATAATCATAAAGGCCTTGATTGTTCTTTGCATCTTCGAATATTGGGGTTAGAACATTGATAACGTTTGTTCTGGTAAACAATGTATTTGGCTCGAAAACAAAATACTTCACTGTTTCCCTTGTGCGCTTTTCAAGGTAAAGGAATAGACGTCGTACATTTACTCTATCAAACGCACTTGGTTGACTTTGAAGTGTTTTCTGACCAAAAACTACAAACCCTTCACTAGGGAACAACGCAACTGGGTTAATATTAACCTGTTCGTACAACTGATCACGTTGTTTCTGATTCGGGTAAAGAGCGATATCAGTTACTCTTCCACTTAATAACCCTCTTGTAAATCCAGCTGGTGCATACCAAGGTGCAAAATTAGCATCTGTGTTAGCATAAATTGCTGCAGCAACACCAGAGAATGGAATCCAAACTAAACCACCAACACCTTGATCTTCAACTTGCGCCCATGATGCATATGCTGAGGCATAATTAGTGTTAATCGGGGTGTATAACTGTTTAACGGGTGTTAAAATGTTAAGCGGAAATGATTGACCTGGTATGTTAATACCTTTAGTGTTATCACCGGTAACAAATACTTGTCTCAAAGGATCTGAAATGTAAATAAAATCTTTTCTTACATTTTCAGCAAAGTTAATAAACTTGTTCTGAATTGTTAACCAAGAACTTCTAAGAGCTGAGCCATTTGGTCCAATATTAATACCGGTTGCTGATAATTCATTAAGACCCATTACTGAATCTCTATCATCAAAGTAATCATTGTTAGCCGGTCTGTTAGCTGAAACTTCAGTGTACTGAGTTGTTGCATTAATTGTACCTAAACCACCTTCAGGCATAATATCAATATCAAACAAATCAACATTTGCTAATCTATCAAATACACGATCAAGTTTTTCACCAATATTACCAATCTTATTATTTGATGCTTTAGTGGTGCTGTATCTACCGAATGGTAATGCAGCTGCATCACCTAAACCGTATGAAGTAACACCTAATGAACTCCAAGTGTCTCCAGCAGTATTGTAAATAGCATTACCTGCACTAAGTTGCGAAACTTGAGCACTAGTCCAACCAACAATTTGTTGATAAGCTTCATCACTACCGTAGTTATTATTAATAAGCTGGTTAGTAATTAATCTAATTTTACGTTTTGGTGTACCGTCATCATTAATTGAACCAACGCCAAATCTACCAGAAATATTAGGATTAATTTTAATTGCACAATTAACACTATTGTTAGTGGTGATTTGAGGTAAGTAAAAACTTTGTGGTGCCCCACCGTTAGGTGAATTAATTTGTCTGTAATAGTTAATACTTCCTGTATAACCTTCTTCCAAGACGTAATCTAATTTAGTTACTTCTGGTGAAAAGACTGATGTTCTTAATTTGTAGATACCTAATACTAAAGTATCATCAAAATTATTATTATTAATATTGAACGTTGCAATACTTTCCTGTGTTTCAGAAATGTTAGCTGGAGTAGCTTCACTATTATAAGTTGCTGAAAGTAAGAAATTTAATCTTGTACTTGGCACTGTTTGCAAACTGTTGTACGTAATTTGATTTACTTCACTTTCATTCTTTGATACCAAAAATTTAGTAATGTCATCATAATCAGTGCTAGCATAAAGATTTGTATTATCAACAAGACTTGAATAATAACCTTCTAATTTTTGATTGATTGTTGTTTTTGCTGTATTAAGCAATATAATACCAGCGCCTGCTAAACCAGATAACTGATCTTGTAAAGTGGTCTGATCTGAAGTAGCAAATTTACCTGAATCTGCTTCTACTGTATTACTCCAATTAATTGCCGAATCATCTAATATACCAATATATTGAGATTGCGTTAACGGTACAAAAGCAGGTTTACCAACAAAATACCAAATATCGTCGGTAGCTGATGCTGGTGAAAATTGAGAAGTTGTTTGACTATTTACCGTATCAATATTAGCTGATAGGTAATTTGTACCTGTAATATCACCTGCTGTAATTGCTTTATACGCTGTAGAGTTAACAGGTATAACTGGGTAAACCGTAGCGAAATATTTGTTAGAAAACCCATCACCAGCATTTTCACCGTAAGGTAATCTATTAACTAAGATATTTGCTCTACTTCCAAAAGACTGCGATACTGTATGGTAAAAATATCTTTCTGCTGGGTTTGTTGGTTGACCGTAAATTTGCTCAAATTCAGATAAACTGGAAACTTGCAAAATTTCATCATTTGGTCCAATGGGAGCGAAACCTGTAATGAAAATATTTGTCCCTATTTTGTCAGCAGCTCTTAAGGACAAATCCACTTCATTAATTTCTACACCTGGACTTTGTATAGTTCTTCGTGCCATATACATATTTATGGTTTCTTAGAAAAGAAACTTTAAAATGCATTATTTCATATAAATATATCAGGGCGATAACAATTTAACATAAAATTGGCTATATGCCATGGAAAAACTACATTCAATTTCACTTGGATCTCTATAGGAATAACTAATACCACTTAACTTTGTGGGAAAACCTTTAGTAAAATCAAACTGAGCTATAAATTTATTATATTCATCTAAAGCATAAATTGTAAAATTAGCCATATATTCTTCTTCTACAACTTTTCCTTTTTTATAATCAACATCAGGGTTAAAATAACCTTTTTTGTCGTCTTGCAATTTATCAAGCCATTTATATATAAACCAGTAATTACCGAATCTATTATCAATAGTAAAATTTATATCTAAAGGTGCATAAGTTGGTCTATTATGACTTGTAACATGCAAATTTTGACCTGAATATCTAACCTCTACCTCAGGAACACTAACTTCTGGTATGACACTACCGTAAATTGAAAATTGTACCTTGTCGGGATTTACTAAATCGTTACTTCTTACGGTTTTTGAAACGTCATCCTTTAAAAACTTAGGGGTAGGTATTACAAGGACAAATTTATCCTTTCTTTCCTTGTTAAATGGAGACTGTGTGTAATTAGTAAAGGCCATTAATATCTTTATTTAAACCAAAATCAGCAGCGGGGCTAAAAGATCTTTGAGTTTGAAACTCATTTGCTGCAACCCAACCGTTAGATTTCATCCAATCTAATTCAGAATTACTATCATTTTCAAATTTTTCATTAAAAACTACAGTATCAACATTATTA